TGTGGTATCTTCGGTGATAGCTTCTGGCCCACGCCTTGAGGGAAGCCCTTCTTGCTCCCGTCGGGCAGGTCCATGTATTGTACGTGGGCGATCATGATTAGGTTTGTTTCAAAGTTCGCCGAGGTGAGGTTGGCAATGAGGTTCTCCACTGCATCTTGTGCATCCCCGTAGACGGCGCGGGCGTCGTACTGCCCTCCTGCCCCTTTAACCGCAAGCGGCTCGCGAAAGTCGTAGGCCGCGTCGCAGAGGCGTGAGAGGGAGTCGATGACGAGGATGCAGTCTGGGCCCCATTCTGCTGGGACGCCGAGGTCGACTTCTGTTCCATCTTCATTCTTGTACTTCCATCTATCGAGCATCTTGATAGCGTCAACGAAGGCCTTAGGCTGGCCGTCGATGACTGTTCCGGTGGCGGTGGCCTTGCGCTTATCGCGAAGGGTGCGGAACTCGACGTTGTCTAGTTTGTCTGGGCATTCCTTTAGGACCATGTA